GGATGAGCAAGATGAAGAGTATTATGAAGTAGAGGACTTAGGTATTTACTAAGCCTTTTTATTTTGTCCTGGATTATGACGTAAAACTGATACCAGTTACTGCGCCGACAGTATATTCGGACACTCTAAGCGGTAGCGACCGCTATATAAATGCTATGGAGGGCAGAAAAATGGAATGGATTAAAGAAATTTTAGTAAAACACACAAAGGAAGATGGCACGATTGATACAGATGCGACAAATAAGGAAATTCAACAAGAATTCCCAAAACATGCTGTGCCAAAAGACCAATACAACAACGTTTCAAACAGTTTGAAAGAAGCTAACAGCACAATTAAGACTTTGGAAGATAAGGTAAAGGACAATCCGGATGTTCAAAAGGAATTAGATACCTATAAAACTAAAGCAGAACAATTGGAAACTGAAAATAAACAGTTGGTTATCAATCATCAAGTTAGCAGCGCTTTGCGGGATGCTGGTGCAAAAGATGTGGAATACGCCACGTTTAAACTAGGGTCATTAGAGTTAGATAAAAACGGTCAAGTAAAAGATTTGGAAAGTCGCATTAAAGACTTGCAAGCTACGTTACCAGATTATTTTGCAAAAGAAACTCAAGACCCTAAGGACCCATTAGATGGATTTAAAAACTTAAATCCTGACCCGAAAGATGGCAAACAAGCAGTATCGTTCAGTATGGATGAAATTGGAAAAATGACACCAGAACAAATCAATCAAAATTGGGACGCAGTTAGCGTTACCTTACAAGGAGGAAATGAATAATGGCATTACCAACAAGCAACTTTAAAAACTTTATCCCTACAATTTGGAGCGCACGATTACTTGCGAATTTAGACAAAAATTTAGTAGCGTTGCAATTCGTTAACCGTGATTATGAAGGAGAAATCACCGCTTTTGGCGACACGGTTAAAATCAATCAGTTAGGCGATATCACAATCAAAGACTACACAGGAGCTGATATTGACGATCCAGAAGAGTTAGACTCAGCTCAACAAGCATTAACGATTGACCAAGCGAAATACTTTAACTTTTCAGTGAAAGATGTTGATAAAGTCCAAGCGAATGTTAACTTACTAGATGGTTCAATGGGACGCGCTGCTTATGCAATGGCAGATGTAGTTGACCAAGATATTTTTGCAACAATGGTGACTGGTGCAACAAACAAACAAGGTTCTGTATCTACGCCGATTGAAATTGATATTACGAATGCTTATGATCAATTAGTTGATTTAGGAGTAGTCTTGGATGAGAAAAACGTACCAAAAGTTGGACGTAAAATCGCGTTGCCACACTGGTATTTAGGATTGTTAGCAAAAGACCCACGTTTTACTAAGGATTTAAATATTTTGGCAAACGGTGTGGTTGAGGGCGCAACGGTCGGTCGATTCCAGTTGTTAGCTTCAAATAACTTAAAAACTGCAACAGGTGGTGTGGTGCATTGTCCTGCTGGAACTGACCAAGCAACTACCTTCGCT